ACCGCGTGTACGTGCGAAGACATCACGACGTTCGTCTTCTAACTGACTTGCTTGGTTTATAAGTGGCTGGATAAGAGCAGGCGGCACGTTCATAGCAGAAAGCTGTTCTGCCGTAATCTCTTTGCCAGCAGAACTTTGAACAAGATTAGTAATGGTTGGTAGGTATTCAGCTATACGAGAGGCTATAGCAGACCTACGTCTGTCGCCCGTAAACATTGTCGTGGGATCAAATCCAATCTTGTCAAAGTCTACGCCGGGAAAGCGTTCTTTAAGTTGCTCTGACATCGCATTAAAGTCTTTAAGCTCATATCCATTGCTACCGGGGTCTTGATAGCCAAGCATAATGCCTGTAGCCGCACCCTCTAGGCTAGTTTGAAGCTGGATGTTTTTTTCTAATATGCCACGCTCTCGATCTGCGTCTGCCTGCGCACGGCGAGTGTCTGCTCTGTCTGTGATTGCTTTGAGCATATCGCCAGACGGCATACCACCGCGCAAGTAATTGCTACCGCCAGCCATGCTGTCGATGAAGGCTTGGAACTCCAGTGGGTTCGCTGTCGGGTTCTGACGCTGAAACTCTTGGAAGGCTTTAGCCAGTTCGAGGCGTTTGCGCTCGCCTGTATCCTGTTGCTTTCTGTACCCGTCTGAAAATCCTACGAAGTCTATCATCTCTACCCACCGAATAAATTGCCGAAGAAGTCGTTGGTACGTTGGTTAATTCCGTAGAACATTCCCGGCCCAGAAGTTTGGCCATAAGTCGGCGTTCCGTCTGTGCCTACACCCGTAATGCTGAACTGCGCACCTTGCGACTGATTGTTTAAGAACTTGTTGAACGACTGACCGAAGCCAGAAGAGGCTTGGTAAGAACGGTCGGCTGCGTTTTGCGCAGACGTTGCCGATGCGTTGTACAAGTTGTTTCCGATATTCATGGCGTTGGACATGTATGTGTTCGGATCATTCGTTGTTACGCCGTATGGATTGAAGATCGCGCTGTCGATGTTAAAGCCAGCGTTGTTCACCAAGCTCGTTGGGCGCGTATAATCTGCAATGCCCGGTGACATAGTACCTTGAACGGCTGCGGTGCCAATCTGTACTGGGGCGCGGAAGTTTCCTGCGCTCGATACGTTGCGGTTGTAAATTGCAGACGGAACCATCTGAGCCAGACGATAGGCGTCAACGGCTGATGCCGCCTGCGGAACCTTCATAAGTTGGTCAATGCCTGCGCCAGCGACGTTAGCTGTCTCGCCAAGAATGCCAGCACGACGTTTCATAATGCTGTCGACATTGCTTGTTAGGGCTGACTGCTCGCCAGTAATGTAGCGAAGTGCGTCGTCATATGCTCGGCTGCGTGCGTCTTGGTATTCCTTGGCGATGCGCTCGGTAATGTCGCCACGACGGGCTGTGCCTTGTGTGCTGCGATCCATGCCGCCTCGGATCAAACCTGCCTCGTTTACAGATGCAACACGGTCTGCTGCTCGATCAACGTCACCCTGATACTGGCTTGTACGTCTGTCGATCTCTGTCGCAATGTCTGCGCTTGTAAGTTGCTCAATCTCTGGAATGTAGCCAAGGCCAGCCGCAGTGTTTTGAACTGCGTCTTGCATGCCGTAAATGCTCTGCATGATCGCGTTGCGATCTTGTAGCTGCTGGTCTCTTTCTAGCTGGGCTTGCCCTTTTGCTTCATTGAACTGGTCAGTCAGAAACTCGCGCTCGATGCGAGCCATCTCACGCTCTTCAAGAAAGCGGCGCATGTCCTCATCGCGTTCGCCAGAGGCGATTGCTTTGACCTGCTCAAGCTGTTGTATCGCGAACTGGCGTTCGTCTTCTGCAATGTCTTGACGCTTCAGAAGGTTTTCTAAGTTGAACTGCTGTATCTTCGCAGCCTCACGGTCTTCCTTGACCTGACGCTCGATGTCTAAGCGTCTGTCTTCCATCAGATACTCTTGGTTCTGACGAAGTTGGCCTAGCTCAAACTCACGTTCTTGCGAGCGGAGGCGTCTGTTAAACCGCTCCATCTCACGCTGGTATTCGTTTTCTATGCGCTGCTCTCTTCGAGCATCACGCATCATTCCAAGGTTAGCTTCCTGCAAATCCTGTTGTTTGCGGAATTGGTAATCCTGTTGTGCGCGAGCAGCCGCAGCGTCGCGAGACGCTGATGCTGCACCTATCGCGCTACCTGCTAAACCTAAGACTGCTGAAAACATCTAGTTAAGCCCTCATTACATTTTGTGCGAACGCAGATGGTGCCAGTGTATTCGCGTACTCCTCCTCCTCTTGATCAGCCAACATTTGCATGTATGCCTGCAAAGTTACTGGATCAACTTGGGAGAAGTCTTGGAACTCAGGAACACCTGATGCACCCACGGTTGAAAGGATTTGCTCTTTAGCGATGCGGTCGCGCTCTGCCACCGCTTCTTCGTCACGCTCAAGTCTTTGCCGCTCTGAGTTCAAACGGTCTTGTGCAGACTGAATTTCATCAAGAGCTTGCTGCGCGTTGTAAAGTTCTACTTCAGCATTCAAAGCGTCAAACTCTCCTTGGTTCCCACCAAGATCGTCTGTGCCATAATATGAAGCATTGTTTACCTGTTCGAGCAGTGCTTGTGCGCGTGTTTCAAGAGCGTTGCGTGCCTCGTTTAGCTCGTTCATACGCGTCTCGATTGCACCTGCGGCTGTATCAAGTTGGCCACTGATGTCACCAACTCTGCCACCTGAGAACCGAGCAAGCTCACCACCTGCGTCTGTAAGCTGTGATGCCAGATTGCGCATGCCAGTCTCATCGTAGGCTTCGAGGTCTGTCAAAGCAGAACCTGATGCCCCGGTGATTTGAGACAGGATGCTATCAAGTGCTTCCTGACGCTGCTCATTCAACGAAGCCAGAGCCACGTCTGTGTCAGCCAATGCACCAGTCGTGTCGCCAAAGTCGTAGTCTAACTGCGATGTGAAGCCGCCAATGTTCTGGCGTAAATCACGAAGCTGGTCTTCCAAGGCGTCAATGCCTGCCGCACTGTAGATACTGCCAGTTTCTGCTGACCCTTCTAATGCGCGAGCTTGGTTGAGATAGTCACGTTCTGCTCGGCTGATACGATTGAGTTCGTCCTGACGCTCGCCAGACAACTGGTTTACATCGCGAAGCAAGTCGCTCAGTTCGCCTGTCTCTTGGTTAAAGTCAAAGTCAAGCTCGGATGAGAACCGACCAGCCTGACGATTGCGGTCTTCGATCTGGCTGATGAGGTCGTTGATGCCAGTCTCGTTTGCGATTGTCAGACCGCCTAAAGTATTGCGATAGGCGTCTGCGTCATTGAGCAAGCCTTGCTCGTAAGTATTGATGCGGTCTAGCTCTGCCTGCCTTTGATTGCGAAGATCGCTCAATCCTTGAGTTAAGCCAGAGTATTGGCTGTCGAACTGTGTGAACCCGTCTGGGAACATTTGATTGAGGATGGGAGATGAGAAACTTGTACGGCCAACATTGAGTGCGGAGAGGTCGCGCTCTAGTTGGTTCATCTGGTTCTCGTCTGCAATCCCCAGTTGGCCTAGCTGAGTGCTAAAGCCAGCGAGGCTTCCCAGCCCTTGGTTGCGATACTCGTTAATACGATTAACTTCGTTATCTCGCTCACTTTGCAAGCCGCTCAATGTTCCCGACAAGCCAGAAACATTGTTCATAAGGTTGTCATACTTGTTGGTATTGAGCTTCAACAAGTCTGGGATGTTCGTTATACCGACGTTCCCGTACTCACTCGCAACACTGCTTTCAAATGTCGGCTTCTCAAGATCAAAACTCAGGTTGCCCAAGCCTGATGAGAGATTTCCGATTTGCGTATTGAAGCCAGCGTAAGGGTTTTCGTTTGCTGCGGTTGTAGGATCATCATAGAGGTCAGCATAAGTTAAGCCACCAACGCCACTCGATAAGTTGGTGAAGGTGTTGCCAAAGTTTGTAAGGTTATCATTATAGCTTTGAACGGCCTCGTTATACTTGTCCGCTTTTGCCTTGTAATCAGCCTCGGTGTCGAGACGGATTTGTTTTTTCTCTGCCGTATAATCGGGTGGTGGAGCTGGACTGGACTTACCCATAACTTACCTCTCTAGCCATTTGCATTCTGATCGGAGTTGTCCGAAGACAATGCCATCTTTAGGGTTGAAATAAGATCGAAGCCGTCCTTCTTCTTTGAAGCCAAGACCTCGCAGAAGTTTGATCGACTTTCGGTTACTTTCGTTGACGAGCGCGGAAATTCTAATACATCCGCACTGGTCGAAAACGTACTCGTAGAGCAACTTGATGTAGCGTCTGTGCCACCAGCAGGGGTCTGTGGTGACGACGCTGACGTGGATGTCGTTGCCTGTGTATTCTGTGAACACGACTGCACCAACAAGATCACCGTGTCGCTCAAAGCCAAACGCTTGGAAGTTTGCCCATTGGACATTCCCTTCAAGTTTTGGCTTTGCCCATTTTGCAACGCGGTGTTTGTCATCTGTTATTACCTCAATCATTAGCTAGTCAGAACACTGACCGCCATTGTGACCTCAAGCGCAGAGCCTGATGAGTTGTTGGTTACGATAAAGCCAATAGATTTAGATGCTGATGTCGCATCCACTTCGATTGGCGTGCCGATGGTGAACTCGTTTACTGTTGAGCTTACGCTGTATGTACTTCCAAATCCTGTACCGTTGACCGCCACTTGAACTGAGCAAGTGCCTGATGTCGTCTGCAAGGATAAGCCGTCAATCTGTATCTTCTGCTTGAAGATACGTTTGATCGTGTATGTGGTGTTTGTCGGAGTTGTGACTGTGTCGTAGAAGCTGTCACTCGCCAGTAATGAAGGAAGCTGAGATGAGGGCAGCCGTCCTGTACTGTCGAGTGATGCAACACCATTGGCGGCACCCTTTTGGGTGACGGCAATCACAGACGACAAGTCGACTGTACCATATTCTAGCGCGGTTCCAGTGCCGTTTACTTTTACGAACTGTCCAGAGTTTGCCGTTGTGAATGTAGGCAGAGAGCTTTCTGGTGACGTTTTCAGCCACTGGGTGCCATCGTAGAATTTGAGTTGGTTTGGAGTGACAGACGTATCATGCCACAAGTCGCCCGTTGCAGGGCCGCTTGGAGAGTTGGCTGATACTGTGAGTTTTGCTTTTGCCCCAAGGTCTGTCGTCAAGCTGACGACTTTTGCCTGTGGGATAGACGCGTTGTCGATCTTAATCTTTGAGAGTTGGATCAAGCCGCTATCTGTATGAACGTAGTCTTCCTCGAACATCATGCCAGTAACAGCTTGGACAGATGTGTTCTCAACCGTGATGATTGAGATTGTGTTGCCAGATGCCACGTTGCTGTTGAAGGTTACAGTGTTGGATGACGGCGATGCCGTATAGTCGTTAGCACCACCCTCGCGCTGTAGGATGCCGTTCTTGTAAACTTGCAGCTTGGTGTTCTCGTCGTGGACAAAGGCGAACACAGCTTGGCTTGAAGTTGTGTCAGTGTCTGAGCGGTTAAAGCCAGTGATAGCTGTAGCACGTACCTTGAAAACGCTGACAACGTCGCCTGCGGATAAGCCGCTGTTGAATACAACTGCGCCTGCGCTTGATGATCCTCCCGAAGCGTTGCTCGTGTAATCGAAAGATGCGCCACTACGCTTTAGAACGCCGTCGACGTAAACCAGTAGTTCGTCTGTGGCATCGTGGGCGTAGTCAAAGCTAGTTTGTGCAGACGTAGCTGTAAAGTCTACACGCCCGAATAAGATAGGTGCGCCGATTGTACCAAAGTCTTGGCCAGACGGGCCACGCAAGTCTGCCGCTGCGACCAGTGTGATCCAGCCGTCTGTTGTGTTTGAGTATTCGCCGACGCGGTACTCAATGTCGCCGCCTGTATTCTTTTGAAGCTCGATAGGGCCATCGAAGTTACCGTTGGCATCAAATATTTTTGCAAGCAATTCGCCAACTGTGTTGTTACCCAACTCAGCAGCGTTAAGGTATCTGATGACACCTTCAAATTCGTTGTTAATGTTCCCGCTTGAGCCGTAGTTCTGGGGGAATTGTTGTCTAATACGAGCCATTTTATGTCCTCACGGTCACTGCGAAACCGATAATGCGAAGCAGACCACCGCCTCCTTGTGTTTTGATGCGGTACTGAGCCGCGCGATAACGGTGTGACCACTTGCGTTCATACTGTTTGGATAGTGGCACATCCTCGAAGTAGTTGTCGTCCGAGGTGTCATCTACCTCGAAAACTAATGAGCCTAGCGTTCGACCATCTTCGTCTTGGGCGTCCATGGTGATAGTGCCTTTGCCAGACGCCTGTATAATAACGCTTTGCGTCTCCTTCGTTTCTTCAAGGCTCCCATGCCAAAGCAGGGGGGTGACAACTTCCATATCGGGGGTAAACGCGTTTTCATTATCCTCCTCGACCTTGAGAACTTCGTACAATCCACCCGTCGTTCCATAGACGAGCTTGCCATTTAAGAATGACCCACAGCGTGCGTTGAGAAAGTCGCCAGTGTTGAACTTCGGCACAGCCTGACCGCCCTCTGGGTTCATAGCCAGAGTTAGGCGTTTGCAAAGCTGGCCTCCTGCTTGTGGGAAAAAGACGTGGTATTGCGCAGTGTCTTGGTCAAAGACCGCGCTCAATGTTTCGGGGTTCTCGACGGAGGCAAATAGCTCGCGATAAAGCAGGTCTATCTTGTCCGACAGGCTGTAAGAATACACGAGTATCCCGTTGTCCTCCGACCGTTTGATCGAATGGATACCAGACCGCGAGCAGTATAGGAGGTCTGTCCCTGCGTTCGCGATAGTATTGTGACTGATGCAGCCAATGTTGATGTTCGCGTTGTCGTCTATTACCCATCGGTCAATATCCGGGTCTATCCTGTAAATGATGCTTCGGTCAGCAGTGAACACCACGAGACGGTTCTGTTCGAAAGTCCCAAGGCCAGTGATCTGATCAGCAGTCCCTAACAAGTTTGCTACGTCTATGAAGCCAGCGCGTAAAACATTTGTGCTGGCTGGGTCTTCATCATCGGGGAAGAGTTCGTCTTGGTCTACCCTACTCAAATGCACCTGTGTTTCACGCCCCGGAATGCCAGCCACAGCCAGACGCCGCTGCACAGACGTGACGTATGCAGGCAACATATTATTGATGGAGGGAGACTGGTTGCGTGTGAACTGAATGCCGTTGTAGCGATACATCGGACGCGAGCGAGCAGCCAGATGTACAGACTGGTTGAAGACTGTGCTGGTAACGATAGCCGCCGTAGGGTGTACGTTCTCCAAGACGTGGTCACGCTCTGACTTAAAGTTCAAGCCAGAACCTGTTTCCTCCACCCAGCAGACTTCGTCTGAGCCAAAGAAGCGGGTGTGGTTTACCTTGAACTCGCCCTTGCGAAACTTGCATGAAGGGTCACGCACCATCTGTCCTCGCCAGTCAGACGAGGCGTTGTTGATCTTGGTGACGTGCTGGTCTTTGCCAGTGTCTAGGCTTGTGATGTCGCGAGAGGTGTCGAGACCTTGAAAGTTCTCGTAAGCAAAAGTCCTTGCCTTTATGCCGCTGCGTGACTTCGTCGTGCTAGTCATTAGTAGCTAACCGTCCCGTTGTTCGCGTTGGTTGTCCCGCCATTGATATTGGCCTTGTTGGTGCCGCCATCGACAACCTTCATCTGAATTTTGGTGTTGCCGTTTACAGACTGCCAGAGTTCTCGGTTGAGCGTGGCGAAGTATGTAGGCATGTACATCTGCATCTTCTCACTGCCTTGCTGGAGGGCGTAGTGATAGAGCAAACCTTGCACCATGATGATGTCTTTGATCTTCCGCACGTCTGTGGCCGACTGGTAATAGTCGATGGCCACGTTGTCGTAGTACGGATGAGCGCGGATGTCGTCGATCACCATATTGGCGAACTCGATAAACATAAGCATCACGTCACCGTCCACCGTGCCGGGGTGAAAGTCGCCAAACCGCCGCAACGCCTGCATGGCAAGCGTGTTTAGTGGCGAGTTGTTTTCGCGGATGTGGGGGTTTGTGTCGCTCTGTGCCATGAGTTACCTCTTACGAACAATCCGTGCGTTCATTACGAAGTGGTTCTTTTCGAAGCGTTCGACATCGTCTGCCTGTACTTCGTACTCTAAGCGTCCACTCTGGAAATTTCTGATCGGGCCAATGCCAGCGACGGAAAACATCGAAGGTTCTTTCTCGCGGCTCTCGTACCAAACTACTGCGTCTTTCGCAGGTGCAGTCTCAACCCAAGCCTCGTTCTCTGGTGTGCTGGGATCGTCTGCAATAAATGCGCCCGTGTCTGTGCGTGCGCGGGTCTTGGTTGTTTTCTTAGTCACAGTCTTTTTCGTTTGCGCCATAAGTTTCTCCTAAAAATTAAGGGGGCAAGATGCCCCCTTAATATCGCTTGTTTCAGCAGACTGGTCGTCCCGCTTAGTTTTTGCGTGCTGACCAGTTTTTGATGTAGGCGTGGGTTTTGTCTTGCAGAAGCTCCAGACCACATTCGGTCAGGTACTCGTGCTTGACGCTGTCCGCGTCTACCGCTTGACGGTTTTCCAATAGCTGGGTGTCGCGACCTTCGAGGTGACGATAAACCAGATATGGGAAGTCAACGATGATCATAGCGTTAGCCATGTTCGGGATTTGACGGAACTGCGGGTGCAGGTGAACCATCAAGTCTCCAGCGAACGTGTTGTAACGTGTCAGGTTGACGCCGTAGGCACCTTCCATTGCGGTTGGTTGCCAGCGATCTTTGCCGTACTGCTGCAAGTGGTTTGCAACATTTTCGCCAACAAAAGCGATCTTCTGCTTGGAGCCAAACTTGAAGACTGTGCTGATGAGCAGGCTGTCAAAACCTTCTTCAGTCATAGTCCCTGCGCCAGAACCACCGTAAGACGCGTAGTCTGTGGTGATGTCAACGACGTTGCTCAAGCTGTTCAGCAAGCCGCCAGTGTAGCGAGTTGGCTGTGCAGTTGAACCGTTGGCTTCGTGCTTTTGACCGAAGAACATTGCACGCTCGATGTCAGACATGTGGAGCTTCAGTGCTTTGGTCATCGCTTCGTCCAGCTTGTCGCCAGTCCGTAGGTATGTGCTTTGCATGGTGTTTGTTACCGCGAAAGCTGTACGGAAAATCTGGGTAAAGTTGGATGATACTGTTGCATCAAAGCTGATAGCAGTCGGAGAGGTTCCACCCTCCTGTGCGGCAAAGCCAGCGATGAACAGGTCAGCGTTATCAGCAATCTGGTGTGATGTGCCGCCAATGTTACGAGCCACAGTCAGCGTTGTTGCTGTTGTGTCCGCAGTGACGTGCATAACTTCGCCAGTTTCGCTGTTGACAACGATTGCGCCGTTGATGGCGAACTTGTTGTCGTCAGACGCGTCGATAGTAACAGACGTAGTAGACGTTGAGGCTACTGCACCGTTTACTTTCAGTTTGCGCTCCGGCAGTTCGTCGCGGAAGTTTTTGTATTCCGGGTCGTCTGTCGGCTCTGATGAACCCATTGCAAGCATCGCGTTTAGCGGTGCGTTACCGTTTGGTTCGAGAAGCGTGAATAGCTCACGATAGTTTTTTGGGCGGAAGTCGGAGGTAAACTCACCTGTTCCGCGCAGTCCTTGGATAGCAGCCATGATTGGCCTCCATTATTAAAGTTGCGGTTCAGCGAGCTACGCGGGAAAATCCATCGCATTGCCCTTAGTTTTTTAGCTGGCTGGGCCGAAGCGCAGCCGTCATTGCTAAGTGTAGTATAGGACGTACAAACTAGGTTATCGTCCCTATTCATAAAAAAACGCCACGGGGATTAGCCGTGGCGTAGTTAAGGGAGGAGGTAATGTCGAGTTAGACCATGCCCTTCTTCTGCATGGCCATAGCCGCGAGCTTGTCAAAGGTGTTTCCGCCTTCAGAAGCCCCCGCTTCTGCGCCTGACGACGCGGAAGGTGTTGAACCCATTGAGCCAGTGTAGGCTTGACGACGCTGTGCGATTGCACGCATGCGCTCCATCTCAGGGCTATCCATGTTGTTCTTAAAGTCTGTCATCACCTTGATGGTGAGTTGAGGATCGACAAAGTCTTCCATCGTAAAGCCGCGCTCTGCCGCAAAAACCATGAAGTCGTTGGCCTTGTCGTCTGGCAGACCCAGTGCGGTCTGTACTTTGTCGATGTTGTTCGAAATTGATTGGCGCATCGCATTGATCTGCTGGCTTTGTGCGCCCTGCATTCCCTGCTTTGCTGCGTCTGCAACGCCAGATGACTGAGCCAAGACGGCTTGAAGCATCTGTTGCGTCTGTGCAAGCTGCTGTTGCATCTGTGCCATACCTTGGCCTTGAGATGACATCATCTCTTTGTAGCCCGGAGGTAGGGATGCCGCGTTATCTTCTTCCCACTTTGACAGCATGGCGTCCATGTCGCCGCCCTTGAGAGCCGCAGTCTTGGAGTAGTCTCCAGACTTCTCGCCGTCTGTGTTGCCCATAACAGGGTTCGGTTCGCCAGCTTTCTGTAAGTTGACTAGCGTTTCTGCGACCTGCTTGCTGGTCATGTTGGGATTGGCACGCATGTACTGCTCAACCACGTCCATGACGGGCTTGTACTGTGCGTTCTTGTAGTTCATCGCGCTGTAACGCTCGAACGTAGATTTGATTTGTTGAGGTGTTAGTTTGCGATTGTTGCCGTCGCCGAAGTCTACCTCATAAATAATTGCTTCAGCGGAAATTTTATCGCCTTCAGTGTCGGGAGAGCCTTTCTCAGCCGCTTGGCCTTCTGCACTATCCTTCTTCTCTGGTTTCGGTGCGTCAGGGGCAGGTTGCGCCTGTTGCGGTTCTACGCCCATGTTTCTGGAGGCGATGCCATCTACCATCGCGGCCATTGCTTGGGGGTCTTGGGGGTTTGCCATTTTATTCTCCTTGCCCAGCCGAAGCGGGGTATTGTTTCAGATGTTGTATTATGAGCCAGTGGAGTTGTTGCTGTCGTCCACAGAGTGAAGGGCTACGTCACCCTCTAGTTTCTGTCGCAGACGTACAGGCAATTCCAACATTTGCTTCGCGGCCCAGATCGAGCCACGACGAAAGTTTATCTCTTCGAGTTCCATTGACGGGGTCTCTGCAATAGACATTGCAGACGCCAAGATTTCCTCGTGCATGATTTCTAGGACGATTGTCCAACCCTTGGAATTTAACAGGTTGTCGACCGCCTTTAACTTGGCGGTTGGCGTCATGTGCGTTTGGCTTTTTTGCCTTTACGAACGACTGCCTTGCCAGCCATGACTGCGCCATGACCCTTCTTGTTGGCAGGTGTGTGTACTGCCGAGCCTTTCGGGTAATACTTGTCTGCGTTACCGTTGTTCATGCCCATGTCATTCTCCTCTTATGATAGGAGTATGATAGAAGATACAGACGCACTGTTCGTCCCTATCTCGAATAATTTTCTATTAGTCTGTCGATCTTTGCGTCGAGCGCGTCGAGCCTGTCCATGACCCGGTTGATGTCACTGTTGACTTCGGCCTTGGTGATGTACTCTTTCGCCATCTCTTCGCGCGTTCGATTGATCAGAATTTGCAGACGCTTCTGCTCTTCGACATAGTTACGGAGCGTCCAACCGCCAAAGCCAATCATGGCGGTTAATGCGCCGCTCCATAGTATGTCGAACTGCATATCCATTATTCTGGGTCAACTTCCGACGCTACTTCCGTAGCCGCTTCTGCTTCAGCATTACGTTGTTCGGCTGTCTTAGCCCAACCTCTTGTGAAAGCATCTGCTACGATCAATTCCCGTGTTGCAGGAATTTGTACGCCTTCGTCCAATGCACGGGTGGTGTACATCTGCACGATTTCGTCGTTAGCAATTCTTGCACGGTTAGTTACCGCATTTTCAGCCCAGTCTTGTGGGTCTAAAGCGGCGTATTGTAAGCCTTTTAGCTGAGTGTCTGTTAGTGTGATTGTGATGTCTGGCATAGTTGCCTCCTACTACCCGATTAAATAACCTTGAAAAGATGTCCACGCATTACTTGATGATGCCCCCCAAATATTACCTGATGTGTCTGTAGCGTTTACGTTGACCCAATGCTCAACATAGTCATTTGCGTTTAGGTATATTAAACCGCTCACCTGTGCTTCATTATCATCATGTACGGCATTAGCAGCCCCGCCACTAGATAGGCTGTCTTTGGAACTGGTGTTGCCGTTTTTCCTGATATTTAAAGATATACGATATGCTTCAGTCGCACCAAAACCTTCAGCAATAACACTAGCGTAGAAAAAATATGTTCCTGCTACAGGCGCAACAAATCTACTATTTGAGGTGTTGAAATGACCCCCTATGTTAATATTAGTAGCAGAGTGAGTTATTTTATTATAACCACCGTAAGTCATTGCTAAGTCTGAGGTTAAGTAAGCCTTAAACACTGGCTGATACGGCTTTGTGACACGGCCAGAGGCGTCGACCTTTAATCTAAGCAGTGGGCTGTTATTTGAACTGGCTGTATAAACTCCAACACCGTAACCCGCATAGTCGGAACGAGATTTAATGTTCAAGTCACCGTAGGCTTGTGCAGTATGTGCTTGAGAGGAAGTGTACATCCCCGCCCCAGAGGGTAGCGCACTAACGTAATCCAAGGAAACTCCGTGACTGTTACTTGCTACTGTTAGTCGCTGTGGAGGCGAAACCGTGCCAATCCCAACATTACCGCCTGAGAATGCCATAACATCAACAGCAGAACCTGACGTTGCGTCTTGAAATAATAGCTTACCTGCGCCTTCACCATTGGCCGTTGCCGTTGGCCAAATCCAGTACTTAGCTCCGCCAGCATCAGTTCGTTGAATTTGCATTCCAGTATTATTTCCGCCGCTTCCGCTTGCAATGCTTAGTCGTGAATATGGCGAACTCGTCCCAATGCCAACATTACCCGCGCTAGTTACAACGAGCTTTTCATTAGAGCCAATGTTAACCGTGTTAGTTAAAACAAAATTACCAGATGATTGTTGGCTTCCGAGTGTCCAACTTCTAGTTCCCGCATCATGGAACCAAATGTAGCCATCTTGCTCGTCATTATATAGTTCTATGTTCCCTGAAACTGATAGCTTTTCGTTGGGCGTACCTGTGCCAATCCCAACATTACCTGCTGATGTGATGTGCATACGTTCTGTGCTGTTTGTGGCAAAACGCATGTAGCCATTTTTGTAACTCCAGAACTCAGTGTTTGTACTGTCATTACTGCCTATTAAAAAGTTAGCATTACCCGAGGCATCGTATCCGCCTAATTGTGTCCTACTATTAGTGCTTGTTTCTAATTTCAGGATGTTAGATGTGCCTTTAACATGCAAAGGATAATCGGGCGAACTCGTGCCAATGCCTAGTTGCGCCATAGAATAGTTGCCCGTCTCGTCGAGCTTGACGGGCGTGATTACGTCGTCTGCGAGTTCGGTGGTGCCGATGACACCGTCTGAGATCATGTCTGCGAGAGTACGGGCGCGTGTCATGGTTTATTCCTCTGCTGCGGGTTCTTCGACAACTTGTGCCGCAATGTGGGCTGCGTATGCGTCTTTGACCGCTTGCGTGAATACGGTTGTGCAGATGTCTGCTACGTCTGCGTCTTCGTCTGCTAGATCAGCGTCTGGCATAACTACATGACGGTGAAAGTTGCTGCTGATTTCTTCGCCATCACGCTTGATGATGTTAGCGGTGCGTACTTGCACGACAGGAAATGTGCCGTTGTGAACGACTTCGATTTTGTCGTTTACTGTTTCTTCTGTTAGTGCCATCGTTTATCTCCTGTGATGCTTGGACTGACTACCCTGTGATCCAACAGGGGTGGTTAATTTATTCTATATGAAAACGACCCACGAAGGTCAAAATTACTGTTAATGTCTGTATCATCAAAGTTGCCCTCTCTGATAGTTCTGTTCGTTGCGGCTATTTGGCCATAGATGTAAAGCTGAGGGTTGCTAGCCCTAGCACCTGCCTTCAAGTTGACCCAGTTTGTAGCTCCATTCGAGTAAAATAAGTCGCAATTGCCTCCAGCAAAATCTCCCCCAAAGCCTGATGTGTTAAAGGGTAAACCAGACAATCGAATACTCCCCGTTCCGCTTCCTTTGGCTGAAATGGCAACTCTAAACATACAAAAAACCAAACTGCCAACTTTGACATATCTACCAGATTGCACACTATAAGTTGCGGTGCTGCCGCCCGAAGAGTGAGACAAAGTAGGTGTCCAACTCCCCTCTTCATAATCGTCCAGCAAAGAAGAAGTTTGCCCACTACCCGCAGATGCAGAGAAGTCGATGCCTTGTCCGTTGGGGAAGGCTAGGTTTCCATTTACATTGAATCTAGCCGATTCTCCTGCGATACCGTCTGTACCTTGTTTAGTCGCAAAGATTAAGGTTCGACCGGGATTAGTGCCATTGTACTTTGACGCCTGTATGTATGCGTTACTATTATCTGCATACATAAGAAGTTTGGTGGTAGAGCCATCATTTATCTCTAGGCTTTCAGAGGCATTCGGTACGGTGAAAGGTGCAGGGTTTACTGCGCTAACCACAACACGACCAGTTAAATGAACATTATCCTTATCCTGATACGCCATTGTACCAAGGTCAGCATTAGATGGTACTTGATTAGGGTCTGTACCGATTAGTTTTGCCATTAGTTATCTCCCGCCCATTTACGATATGGGGTAGCTGGTGCAGCCACAGTAGGCAGTGCAGCCACCTGTTCCGCTGTCAGTATTTCCCGTAGGTTTGCATGATAGCCATCAATCGCTTCCATCTCAGGGTATTCCATCCCGTCATCGTCAGTCAGCATAGTGCCTGTCTCACGATACATGGTGCCGATGATGTCTAGCATGGGTGTGTCTGCGATCCACTCATAGGCACCGCTGGGGCCGTCCCAAGTATCCTCGTAGCCAAGGTCATCAGGGGCTACGTTCAGTGGGTCTTCAGTGTCATACTCTTTGTGCGCCAGTGATGCAGCTTCTAGGGCTTCCCAGAGTGCAGCTTCGGAGGTGGCTTTGAGGTAATACGTTGTCATAGCTTATGCCTCCGTCATTGCTTGCAGGGTGGCGTTGGGTAAGCGTTTAGGCCAGCAAGCGACTTTTTTGATATATCCGTTAAATTGATGATAAGCCGCATTTCCGCTTGTTCCGATATTTAATTCTGTAACTTGAGTAGGGTCTAGCTGCGTTAATGCCGCTGTTTGTTCCGTCCCAATTAAAGTGCCATCAACGTAGAACCGCTGACTTGAATTGTTAAAGCCCAACACGACTTTACTTGTCGTGTTGTCAGCCCAAGTCAGGCTCCCGTTGACGTTTGTGAATGACGAATTTGCCCGACGAGCGTGATACCAAAATTTCTTTGTGCCGCTCTCTTTAAAAACTCCTAGTCCATCAGCATTGCTATCACCAAACTGGAACAAATTGTATTGTCCCGTAGTGTCCCAACCTGCTGGGCCGCTGGTGCTTTCGACATAAATCGAACCGTCATGCGTACTCATAACCGTTGATGTAGATACGCTTGTTAGTTCACCGCTCCTAGTCACAGTAGACCCAGAGGTAGGGATGTATGACGTTGGGAATGCGCCTTGTTCTACTTGTACACCCCAGACATAAACACCGCTAAATCCGTCACCAGTAAATGAAATATTAGAACCACTATCAACAATACCTATGAGCCATTTATTATCTGAAGATGTAATTGAAGAAGGTGTTGTTCTTGTAACAGAACAACGGTACCAACCATTGCCCACATCTTCCATTGTTGATGTATAAGATCCTCCTATAACTCCAGAAGACCCAGTTGTTAAATTAAAATATACACCATTATTGGAATTACTTGATCCTATAATTGATAAAGTTATTCCTTCATATTCTCCTGCTTTAGCATAACAAGATACTGTATAAGTTGTACTAACGCTAAACATGGATCGTGCCACCTGATCCAATCTATGTGTACTGCTATCTGCAGTAGCAATTAGTTTATCACCAGTTAGAGTTCCATCTGGAGCAATAATTTGGTTTTGTGATTGAGTTGTTCTTACACTTATATATTCGCTAATTGATCCAGATATATATGATGAATACGTTCCCAGATTCGTCCGAGCTTCCTCAATCAGAAAGCCCTTGCTTTCACCTGTCACGGGATCGTGGTCAAACCGTGCCTCACCTGATGCCGCTGTTTGCAGTGTCGGTTGGTACTTCACGATGGGGCTAGAGGTTGTCGCTGTGTAGGCTGTGGCTGAACTGCGTTGTTCAGCTTGAAATCCCCACAGATAAACATCTCCAGCGGCGGCGACATTGCTTGTTGCGTTATCTCCTGCCGCACCTCTTATTAAAAATGCGTCACTAGAAACTTGGTGCTGCGAAGTAACAGTACACCGATACCACCCATTCCCTACAGAGGTCATAGTTGCATCATTAGTTTGATCTGTACCAATAATGCCATTACTTAAATCAAACCAAGTCCGTAAATATAGCCCCGGTGTTCCCGCTGCGCTTTCCGATATGCGAACTGAAATCCATTGCTTATCTACATATTTGGCATAGAATGAAAAAGTTAAGTAACCACCTGTTTGGTTAGGTACAACTTGATAAAAACGTGAAGTTGTTTGGTTAGTAAATGTAACTTTATCAGCCGTAGTCGTTCCATCGGGGGCGGTTGTATCGTTTTCAGTAAAGACTACGCCTCCGTTTGTCCAAGTAGCATCTCTAAGTTCTTGGCTATAAGTAACCAAATTCTCCTCTGCCTTAGTCGTAGTCTTACCATCCCAGTAAGTACCAGTGCTGCCACGGGTAAACGTGATGCGTGGATCAAGGGTCTTGCTGTTCGCAAAGTCTAGCAGGAGTGATGGGCGTACTGTTGGTAGGGCTTCAGTAGAGTTAATACCGTTAAAAGTAGGCTTATCTGTTGTGGCAACGCCTTGGTCTAGTGCCTTTACCGCAGTTATGTCGGTAAGTTCGCTGTCCATCAAGGCACCAGCAGCAGTGACGTTAGCCGTATCGGTTACGTCTGCATTGGTTTCGATGGTGCCGAGCTTTGTGCTTGGCTCGAAACGGGAGTTGCTGCTGTTATAAACAAGAACGTCATTATTAGCCAAGCCAGTGGTGTTGACGTCTGTAAGGTCGTTAATTGCAACATTTGCCAAGTTGAATGTGCCATAAGCAATCATCTCAAGCGTGTCGCCTGCGGCAGCAGGAGCAATCACGACAGACGTGCCGTTGGATGCTGTGTAATCACCAGCAGCCAGCTTTACGCCGTTCATGTAAATGTCCATGTAGCCGCTGTCGTATGCAAGCGTCTCGCCATTTGCGTCTGCACCAGTAAATGTGGTCTGACCTGATGTGGCTGTAAACGTAAAACGGTTGGCTGTGCCGTTGACTGCGGAACCAGCGTTGATCCATCCGCCAGACGCCCTAACTTTCAAAACGTCTGCAACCGTATCGAAATACAGGTCGCCAACGTCGAGAGCCGAACCGTCCGGGTCTTGCGTCGGTGCAGACGACTGTGCGCCGAGGTATGTGTTGTTGAATGCTGTTACGTTTGTTGCGGCGGTCGTGACGTCTGCGGCAATTCCTGCGACGGTCGTTACATTTGATGAGATGCCTGCAACCGTGGTGACGTTAGATGATATGCCAGCGACGGTCGTAATGTTCGCGTTGTTCGTGGCGGCTGTGGTTACGTCTGCGCTTATGCCTGCCACAGTTGTGACGTTCGCGCTAATGCCTGCAACTGTGTTGACGTTGGCGATATTGGTTGCAGACGTGTTTACGTTCGCGATGTTGGTCGCGACCGAGTTGACGTTTGCGATGTCGTTGCCAACTGTGTCCACGTTCGTGATTGAGTTAGCGACCGTGTCGATCTCTGACGTGGCTTCGTTAAGGTCGTCTGCAAGTGTGATAACTGCGGCGATGTCGTTGGCCACCGTCTGTAAGTTGTTGTTGTTAATCTCGCCTGCAACCGTGTTCACGTCTGCCACGTTGGTAGCGACAGTCGTGACGTTGGTGTTGTTGTTTGCGACAGTCGTGACATTGGATGCAATGCCAGAAACTGTTGTTACATTTGTTGCAACACCCGCGACTGTGGTGACGTTCGATGCAATGCCTGCGACTGTGGTTGTGTTCGCTGAAATGCCAGCAACTGTAGAGACGTTGCCGTCTATGTTTGCCACAGTTGTGACGTCTGCGGATATGCCAGCGACCGTGTTTACGTTCGATATGTTCGCAGCAGTGGTGTTTACGCTCGCGATTGCGGCTGCAACTGTGTTGATGTTCGCAATGCCAGACGAAACTGTCGTGACTGCTGTACTGGTTGCCCAATATTTGGCTGAGTATTCGCCAGTATTGCCGACTGTGCTAGAGGTTTTGATCGCCCAGTCTTTTGCGGAACCTGTTGTGGTGTCAATGCCCGTGCCGCCAACTGCGTAGGCTTTTGATGAATAGTCTGTGCTGACAACTTGGCCGTCAGTCTTGGATGCCCAGTCTCTAGCTTCGGATACGTCTACGAGCTTGTCTGTATTGGCAGATGCGATAACCGCCGCTTCGTCCGCGAATGTTGTGCCGGATGAAAGGCCATGGACGATGTAAACGTCCTTGTTTGTAAGCGTGATAAGGTCAAAGTTATTGTAGGTGGTCGATGCGTTGAAGGTGCCAGTGATATTGAAGAAAGTGGTGATGTCCGTCCAGCCAGCGTTGCTGTTGGCGAAGTTGCCTGCGCGGAACTGGATTTTGTCTGTGGTCTCGTCAAAGCGGAACTCAAAGTTGGCGGCGCGGAAAACGCCGCTGCCGTCAAACAGGTCGTCCATCAAATCAGGGAGCGTGCGGCTACCCTTCTCTGAGTTCTCCATATACGTGTCAAGAATGTGGTCGCCTGTCGTTGCGCTCCGAAACCTTAACTGTTCACCTGTAGGACGCGTAATACCCATCAGTCATAATACCCCATGTCTTTCATCAGACGTACTAACTTTGCCTTAGTAAGCGTGTACTTGTCGTCCAATGCGGTTGTGTTCGTTAGACCTTCAAGTTCTGAGATACGTTGGCGCATCTCTTCGATCTGAGATTTAAGGGCGTCAACTTCAGAGGTGCGCTGCTCATCGCGAACGTCTAAATCGCGCTGCTGTACGCGCTCAACCTCGCTGACATAGTCAACGACCTTCTGATCTATTGTGGAAGCTAGGGCGGTTTTCTTCTGGCTCATCGTCTCTTAGCCTCACTCATTGGTATTAGGTTGCCCTTCTGAACTTCGTTCTGGACATCACCTTGTGGTTGTACGGATGCACCGCGCATCTTCTCCATAAGCTGCATCTGCTGGCTGGGACTTGGCCCCTCTTGCTGTAGCTGCTCTTTGGAAACGCGGAAGCGGTCTAAGTCTGTAATGCCCATCGCGCGGATTGCCTCTTCTGCAATCTGGCCAGCGTTGTATTCCATGTTCAAGCCAGTCTGGGACATGATCTGAAGCATGTTCATCCATGTTTCTGCGTTGCGCGTCGGTTCGAGCGGGAGCGTGCCGTCTATCACGAGATAGTCGATGTCACCCTGTAGATTTTTTTGCACGTCGTAATCTAGGTAGCCGTCCTCAACCATGCTTGCGAGTTGGTTGGGCATGTTCTGCTGGTCTATCTTTATAGAGCCTTGCATAGATAGGCTGTCTTGGATGTTGGCCGTCATCATTCTGACCATCGGGCGGATCGTTGTGGCAGACATAATACGAGCCAAGACGCCAAGACGCTGGGAGCCAAGTTGTGTTAGGCGTTGTATTTCTGTGGCCGTGCGTATGCCGTCTGAGGTGGGCATGCCCTGCTGGGCGTCGGACGCTGCGCTGACGCGCTGCTTGAGTTCAGACATTGCACCAATGTCGTTGAAGTGACCGCGCGTTACGTCTGGGACTTGTGCAATAAAGACGCCGTCGCCCGGTTTACTACCGGGCAAGGTGCGGACTACACCCCATGGATTGCGGTCGATCAAGTCTGGGACTGACACTTGGGTCGGGTCAACAAAGATAAGGTTGTTGAGGGCTGCGCTGATGTTGTCGATGCGAGAGCGCATAAGATAAGTGGCGATGTCGTGCATCGGTAGAATGAGGTCGTAAAGGGATTGGCCGTAAGTTTTGTGCTGGTCTTGGTATAAACCGCCAATGACCGTCGGAAACTGCTGGCCGTATGGGTTGAGTTGGAAGCGCAGGACTACGTTCTCATCGAGGATTGTGACTACAAGAAAGATTTGGTCGATTGCTGGAATGCCAATCTCATGGCCAGAAAGACGAACCCACGCCTCGTCTACTACGCGGCTGTCGCCAAGCGTGAAGTAAGCGTGATCCATGCGCTCGCGCTGATTAGGACTGGCAGGGTCTATGGAAAGACCCCGCCCTTCTTCCTGATGCCACTTATGCGCGTTCCAAGCATTTCTGGGAGGCGAAACCTTGTGACGCAGGGCAGGGAACTTCTTTAGCTTTGGGTACATGCCAGAGTAGAGAAGGCTGTTGAAGCTAGAGTAGTCGGAGAAAACAATGTACTGCATGTTCTCCCAGTCGCCCCAGTTTACACGGGGGTCAGGAAAACAGCGGCGGGGATCGAAGTTGACTATTTGGTTCTGGTTTGACTTGGCGTCCCAGACGACCTTCGTCGGAGCGAAGCCATAGCGTATGCTGTCCAATAATAACTGTGCCAGACGTGCCTCTCCGGCGGTTCGCCGCATCTGCTGATGTAAAACACGCTCCAATATAAGCGAGGACTGTCGGGACTTTCGGTTGAGACCTTCAAGCTGGAACATGGGGTTACGGCCAGAAAGTGCGGCCATAAGATATGTGAGGACTGTATCCGCAATGGCGCGGGTGTCGGCGATGACTGCTTTTTCTCTGAAGTCTGTCGCGTCTGGCCGAACATATACATCGTGAGCGCGATCAGCTTCCTTCCAATGGTCATAGCGTTTCCTAATCTTGTGATAGGACATGTCGACCATCGACTTTACATAGTCGACAATGCGACGCTCCTGCTCATCGTTGAGAAGGTGCGAGATGTCTTCATATGCAACAAGCTGGTCGGCGAACTCAGAGAGATCGACAACTACACCCTCGTTAGGGCCAGCGGTGTATTCCGCGCTGCGATAGGCGGAACCTGATGCTGTTGTACGTGCTTTGGGGCCATTTACGCTCATGGACTAAAGATACCTTCTGTTGTGTGGTTGGTCGTCCCTACAAACCCCAGCCTGTCCATTTTGGAATGGCGTGACCGACGCGGGTTTTTAAGGATTTCCCGAATGCAGAAATGTCGTGGTTGTTAAGAGATTGGCTCGCGTCTGCGTGTAGTGACCACGCTTCAGGGCTGATGGAAGTTCGTGACAAAATGTCGATGGCCATAGTGGCGGCGTCGACTTGGTCGTCGTGGTTGCCGCCCGGAAATGTTACGCACTCGTCAATGAATGGGTCTAGCCAGTCGGAAGTGTCTGGAATAAAGACGCGTCCGCCCTCGATTATTGGCAGGATGGCGTTGACGCGTGCGACCTTGTCGTGGACTACTTTGTAGGGGATTACGGCCATGCCGCTCTCGCGCTTGAGTTCTTGGATGAGAGACTGGCCAGAGGCTTTGTCCTCGATGTACATCGCGCGTAAGCCGCGTCCGCGCC